GCGGCTCCTTTAGATAAGATTGAAGGTAAAATATTTCAACTAGGTGATAAATGTGTAAAATATAATTATGAAACTGCGAAATGTCATGATGGAAGTTTAATTAAATTTGAATAAAAGCGTAAATATCCCAATTCGTAAATATTTAGAATAATTATGAGCAATTCAACAAATATAAACGATTTACCATTGGTCAAAGAAAATATACAAATGTCTATTAATGACCAAACACCTCAACAGCAACCTCAACCTCAACAGCAACAGCAATTACCAGTTGCAAATCAGGAGTCACAAAATAATGTAAGTTTAGATCCAAATACTATAAATCAAATAGTAAATGAATTACATCAGGCGACTTTATCTGGTTCGACTAAATTATCATCTCGGGATATTCCTATGGATACATTACCTATTCAACAGGATATAGAAACGTCACCGAATTTTGTTCCTGAAATTAGCAAAAATCACAATGATTATATTCCTCACGGTGATGATTTGGAGAATATAATAAAAAAACAAAATAATAATGCAAAAAAACAAAATAGTATTGAAACTTTATATAGCGAATTACAAACACCAATTTTGTTAGGAGTATTATATTTTATGTTTCAATTGCCTGTTTTAAAAAAGTTTATTTATCAGACTTTTCCGTCGTTATTTATGAGTGATGGTAATTTAAGTATTAATGGACATATTTTCTACAGTACATTATTTTCAATGATTTTCTATTTTTTAAATCGACTTGTAGGTATTTTTGATACTTTTTAATTATTTATATAATATAACCTAAATTATAACTATTGTATGTTGTTCCAATCTTATATAAATAATTTACTAAAAAATCTCCCAAAGAGAGATAAACCAATTGTTATTGATTTGGTTATGGATGGTGGTTTATTTAATGGAAGTTATCTTATAGGATGTTTATACTTTTTAAAAGCACTCGAAAAAATAAATTATGTTAAAATTAAACGAATATCTGGTTGTAGTGTTGGTGCTGCAGTAGGATTATTATACACATTGGATAAGTTAAATGTTTCACAAAAAATTAATAATTCAGTTATTAAAGAATTGAAAAGAACAAATAAAATTTCAGTCATAAAAAATTTCAAAAGACTTATTTTTGAAGATAAAGTATTAACTGAAAAAGAATCAAAAATAATCTTAGAAAAGGTAAATAATTATTTGTATGTTTCATATCATAAAAAATCAAAAAAAAGAGTTTGTTTTAAAAAAATTACAAAACATAAATATAGAACGATTGATGAATTATTTGATTATATTTTAAGGTCTTGTTTTGTTCCTTATTTAATAGATGGTAATATGTTATATAAAAATAAATATATTGATGGATTAACTCCTTATATATTTGACTTTAAAAATAACCGCAAGATATTATACTTAAATTTATGTGACAGTGATAAGTTATTGTATATGATACATATTAAAAATGAAAAAAGTGACTATCATCGGATTCTTACTGGATTATTAGATATTCATTTATTCTTTATAAAAAACACAAATACTTCTATATGTAGTTATGTTAATAACTGGACAATTAAAAATAAATGTAATAATCAATACAGAAAATATATTTTTGAATATATTGTAATTTCAATTTTATCTTTTGCAATTTATTTTAATAAAAATTATATTTCTAAAACAAAATCAAAAGAAATTCAATTTGTAATTAAAATTGGAAAAGACATAATCATTTATTTTTATAAATATATTTTAAAAAAATGTATAAAATAATTATTATTTTTTCTAGATAAAGATTTATTATTTTGTCTATTGTCTATTGTCTATTGTCTATTGTCTTTTTCTTGTCTTTTTCTTGTTTTTTGTTTTTGTCTTGGTCTTGTTTTTTGTCTTGGTCTTGTTTTTTGTCTTTTTCTTGTTTTTTGTTTTTGTCTTGGTCTTGTTTTTTGTCTTTGTCTTGTTTTTTGTCTTTGTCTTGTTTTTTTTGTCATATTTTTATTTTTATTTTTATTTTTATTTTTTATATCATCCGGTTTATAATTCAAAAACCATTCTTCAAATTCTTTAAATTTATTTTTGTTTCCTTTAAATTCTTTATATTTTTCAGATTTTGCTCCTCTTATTTCTTGTACAGATTTCTGATGTCCTTTACAAGTAATACTGAAACGTTTTAATAAACCCTTTTGTTGAAGACGGTTCTTTTGTTGGACTTGAAATAAATATTGAGACATACACAAAATTCTATCAATAAATTGATTAAAATAATTCCGGTTTGTGTATAAAAATGCCAAATAGAAACTCAACATTGTATCTATTGTAGCAATTTTTATTTGTTGACCTTGATGTTCAGTATTATTATAACTATGACATCCAATTGTTTTATAAACAAAACAAATAGAATCTTTGCCGATTTTAATTTCGTAATGTTCAGGTACTATTTCACCGACAGAGTTATGTTTCTTTAAATTAGCATTTTTAATACCAATATCCTTTAATCTTTCAATAACAATAGTACTTGTTTGAGACGGATTATTACTTAGAACATCAAAATCAGCATAATTGGTAAATTTTTTCCTTAATTTAGTAGGCATATACTGAGAATATAATGATATAGCATAACCACCAAAAAATACAACATTTTGATTTATAAGTGTAGTTTTTATGCTGTTATATATATTTTCTTCATTTTCATTATTTGTCATTTTTCTTTGAAATTGCACATTATCGCATTTTGAAACAAGAGGATAATTTTTGTTCAATAATGATAAACGTTTCAATACTTTTTCCCAACGACTTGTATCACCTGCTGGTCTGGATAATTCTAAATACATTGCCATTCTTAAAAAATTAGGTGATGCATAAAATATACCATCTACACTTATAGAATCTATCTTAAGTGGTTTATAAATTTCATTCGCAATTGATGTAATGTCAGCAACAGGAATATAATTTACAAAAACCTTATATGTTCCATAATGTTGTCCAGCCTTTGCTTCGACGTCGGTATAACCATTTGAATAATAAATATCAGCTAATTCTTTCGCATCATTTAACGCATTTGGAGAAAAAAAGTCATAATCCGGAATTTCTACATTTTTGTTATAAAATTGGTCTTCAACTGGTAATATATTATTAATTGCAGTACCTCCGTAACAAACTAATTTTTTATCACGAATAAATTTTTCAACAACACTAATTATATCACTTACATCTTTATTTTGAACTATTTTTTTTTGCATTTTTTCTTGTGCGCTATCTACTGCCATACGCAAAATAGATAATTCACATTCTTCAAATGTTGCATTTTTGCAAACTTTTGACATTATGGTTATATAATATGTATTTATATAATAAATTAAAAAAGTAAAAAAGTAAAAAAGTAAAAAAGTAAATGTAAATATAACTAACTTATTGTTCTTAATTTAATAGGTTTTAAAATAAATGCTGAACCCATTATATTAAATTCATTTATATATATATTTATATCTGAATCTAAAATTTCTTGGTTAAAATCTTTTATACCTGAAAATTCTAATGCCCTAAATGTATATCCAAATACATCTTCTAGTGATGATGGATTAGCAATAGCACTTATACTATCATAACTATTAGGTATAATCATCATTGGATAATCTTTATTCAAATTTATTAAACTAATACTATCAGTTTTTATTGAATCATTAATATCCATATTAATAATTGCATTATTGTAAGTAGGATTTGTATCAGTTATTAATACAGTATTAATAATATCTATAGTGTCATTTGTATCCGCAATATAAGTATTTATATGAATATATTGTAATACTTCGTGTTTAGCAGCGAAGTCATTTGTATCAATTATATCATAATTGTAATTGCACATAACAATAATTTTCCCATAAATATTGTTTAATGGTTCTCTTAATACATCTGTGTAACTTCTATAGTATTTTTTTTTTTGCAACATAGAATATGAAGAATCGAATCTTTTACTGTTAAGAGTTTTAAACATTTCGCGTAATTTTTTATAAACATTTTTAGATTCTGTCAATGAATCTGTGACAGATTTATCAAATCGAATATTTATTATTAATGGGTCTTCGTTATTATTGCAATATGATGAATTAAAACAACGTTTATCAATAATTTCTAGTGCATCATAAAATGTTTCATTACTTGGTTGATTTTTAATTTTTATAGTATTATTTTTATAAATCAAATCGAAATCTAAACATCTAAATCCTTGAGAAATAATTGTTTTTAATTTTTCAACATTGGAGTCACCATATCCATTTTTGCAACAATTAAATGCGGTCTTAATAAAAAAATCTGATAAATTCATAGTTAAATAGTTTTCCTTGGTTATTGCATTAACTAATTTTCTATTTACATCGTAATCTTTATGAACAAATTTTTCATCCTTATTTCTATCTTTGAAAAATTTTATGTTAAAAATATCTATTTTAAAATAAATAATTAAAGTCATAATTAATGTTACTATTAAAAAAATTTTAAATGCAATATTTAAATAACTATAATTTGACGAATCTTTATAACTTTCCATAGTAATACTATAGTTTATTATATAATATATAATATATTTATCATTTATTTATTTATTTTAATTATCAAACTAAGTATTTAAAAATATAATTTGATATATAAATAATGAACAATAATATATCTAAAGATGTAATTATATTGCGATTAAATGATATAAACAATAAAATTAAAAATTTGGATAAAAGAATGAGTATTTTAAGTGAAAATCTAGAATATACAAATATAAAAATTAATGAAATTCATGATGAAATATTCAATAATATTGTAAATATTCCTAGCAGAAATATAAGTCCAATTAAATCTCCGAGATATAATAGTAGTAGTAGTAATAGAACAAATTATAGAAATAGCAATAGCAATAGCAATAGCAATAGTAATAAATATAGTAAAAATAAAATTCAACTACGAGATATTTCAAGAAATTATGAAAAAATGTCTTCGAGTTCAAGTGAAGAATTATCACCGTGCAAACAATATTCACAAGCAATACCTCAAAAAGCAGACGATACCTATTTAGGAGTTCAAACATCAATAAATACATCACCATATTTTCCAGAAATCAGAAAAAATAGAAATATAAATAGAAATATAAATAGAAATACAAATAGAATGATATCAAGACATTCATTTGACTCAATGAATTCGTTGAATTCAAACTATTCAAAGTGATAACAAAAAACAAAAAACAAAAAACAAAAAACAAAAAACAAAAAACAAAAAACAAATATATATTTTTAATTTAATAATAAAAATATATAACTAATAATAAATAACTAATAATATAGTAATATGGCAGGAGGATTATTAAATTTAATATCTGAAGGCAATCCAAATATAATTTTAAATGGTAATCCATCTAAAACATTTTGGAAAGCAAAATATGCAAAATATACTAATTTTGGTAAGCAGAATTTTCGTATAGATCACGAAGGAACTCCAACTTTAAGAATTAATGAAGAATCTACGTTTACATTTAAGATCAAACGTTATGCAGAATTATTGATGGACACATATATTGCTGTTAATATACCTAATATTTGGTCTCCAATTATGAAACCAAAAGAATTAACAGATGAACAAGGGAATAAATTTTATACTGATTGGGCACCATATGAATTTAAGTGGATTGACTATTTAGGTGCTCAAATGGTTAGAAAGGTTACTATTACTTGTGGTAATCAAACGTTACAAGAATATACAGGTCAATATATATTAGCTATGGCTCAAAGAGATTTTAATAAGCAAAAAATGGAACTATTTGAGAAAATGATTGGTCATGTCCCTGAATTAAATGATCCAGCAAATGCAGGAGCACATGTAAATACATATCCAAATTGTTATTACACGGAAAACGCTCTGGGTGTTCAACCATCAATAATGGGTAGAACTATTTATGTTCCTTTGGGTTCTTGGTTTACATTAAAACCTCAAAACGCATTGCCTTTAATTTCATTACAATATAATGAAATTGTAATAACGATTACATTTAGACCTATAAGTCAATTGTTTAGAATTAGAGATATAGATGATTACGATAATAATTTTCCATATGTTTCTCCGAATTTGAATCGTGATACTATGCAATTTTATCGTTTTTTACAAACTCCACCAGATATAAGTTTAAATATTGATTCATATGTTGATAAAAGAATGATTTGGAATTCAGATATACATTTAAATTGTACATATGCTTTTTTATCAGATGACGAATCTGTTATTTTTGCGAAAAATGAACAAAGTTATTTGGTCACACAATCTTTTCAACGTGAATTTTTAAATATAACAGGTAACAATAAAGTTGAACTTGACTCTTTAGGAATGATTAAAAGTTGGTTATTCTTTTTGAGAAGAAGTGATGTGAATTTAAGAAATGAATGGTCTAATTATACAAATTGGGCTTATAATTATGTTCCATATGATTCATATCCAGCAATCGAAGAATCTGGATATGATTATAATAGTGATAATCCAAATATTGGACCTGGAGTAAATATTGACAGAAGTTTGACTAATTTATTTATTAATCCTGTGTATAGTCCGGATAATAATAAAAATATTTTAAACAATATGGGGATTTTAATTGATGGTCAATATAGAGAAAATGTTTTATCTTCTGATGTTTTTAATTATATAGAAAAATATACTCGCACAGCAGGAAATGCTCCGGATGGATTATATTGTTATAATTTCTGTTTGGATACATCACCATATAATTTACAACCATCTGGGGCAATAAATATGTCAAAATTTAAAAGTATTGATTTAGAATTTTCAACTATAGAACCCCCATTAAGTCCTTCGGCAAGAGTTCAAACTATATGTGATGGTGATGGAAATATTATTGGTATTAATAAACCAACTTGGGGTATATATGAATATAATTATGATTTAATAATATTTGAAGAGAAGGTCAATATGATAAAATTTATTGGAGGAAATGCAAGTGTATTATTCGCAAATTAAATAAAGAACCAAAGAAAAAAAAATTAAAATAAATATATTCAAAGAAGTTATATATAATATCTAAAATATTTATATAATATATACAAGTATGAATAAAAATAAAAACCCAATGACGGAAGAGCAAAAGCAAAATTTGAAAAATTTGAAAAATGAAGCATCAAGAAAAATAGATCAAGGTGCATCTATAATTGGTAGTAATTTATTAAATAGTTTTCAAGGTAAAAATATAAATGGAGAAAAATTAAAGGATACTCTAAATAATATAGACCAAGAAGGAATATTTAATGTTATAAAACTAGTTTTGTCTGAGATGATTGATTATTTCATGGAGAATTTGCCGGATTTTGCTATAAAAATAGGAATAATGATTATTGCTGTTATTGTTTATTTTTCATTAGGAGGAGGTATGTTATACATTTGTAAAATCTCACAAACTAATTTTTTGCCTGTATTTAGTGATTGTTTCCCTTATTCAGATAAAGATGTAGGACTTAAAGATATAACAACAAATATTTTTACACAAACATTAAATGATGATAAGGTATCAATGAATCTTAAATTTAAATTCGAAGATAATAATAAAAACGTTCTTTTGGATGCTATTAGAAAATATAAGTCATCTAATAAAGCAAATATTTTATTAGTTTATTTACTTTCTATTGTAAATGCACTTTTTAGTTTTAACTATAATTTTATCAATACTGTTTTCAGTCATTTAAATGGTCTAAATGACTTAATTGTTATTATTTTGTCTCCAATTATATATATTTTATCATTTATCTTCTTGTTTTTTTCGAATAACATTTATTTCGGATTCTTATGGTTTTACAATATGTCTTGGTTCTTTAAAAAAAATAAAAATTGTGGTAAAAAACAAAAAAATGCTAAATGGGTCCCAGTTGAAATGTTATATAATCCTACTGAATTCTTTATTGGATGCATACTAACTATATTTGCTTGTGCATTTTCTATTGGTGTATTTATAAGTTTATTTATAAATCCTTTTTTTTCACTACCAACAATTACAATGGTATATTCTATGATTTCGTCAATGATTTTTAAAGGTGAAATTAAAGATAAACCTATTAATATTTTTACTATAATTATGTACGTTTTTAAATACTATAAATTACCTATGTTTTTAATGTTGTCATTATTTACAATTTTTAGATCTAATATATCAGGAAGATTATTTAAAATTTATGAAGAATACAATAAGAAGAAAACCAGTATTATAGAAAGAGTTGGAACAAATTTGATGAAAATTAATAAAGATATCAACAAGATGAATGATTTATCTAATAAAATGGATATAATGAATATAAGAGATAGGGTTGATGTAATCGGTATTGATCAAACACTTGACGAAAGTACAAGAAAGTTACAAAACCAAATAAATACAGCAAATAGACAAAATCGAAAAATTACCAATACACAAAATAAAATTGCTGATAAACTTGAAGACGCATATAATGTCAATACACCATTTACTATCGTTATATTATGTATTCTTTTTGCAATATTTTCTACTGTTGGTTTGTTTAAAATTAAAGATTATACTATGTTTAGTCCAATAGTCGATTTTGAAACCAACGATTTAGAATGTGATGGTGAAGATGGTGATGAAGATGGTGACCATACAGCCATTTATAAAACATATATGATGGGTAGGTCATTATGGAATGCTTATCAGCAAACTCTTCAAGAAAAACAAGAAAGTGTTAATGATGTTAATGACCCACTTAAAATGACTCAAGTTGAAGGTTTAAGAGAGGTTAAAAAAGAGTCATTAGATAAATATGAAAGTGCTGTTGGAAATAATCCTTCTGATAGTGGAACACCTGATAGTGGAACACCTGATAGTGGAACACCTGATAGTGGAACACCTGATAGTGGAACACCAGATAGTGGAAAACCTGATAGTGGAAAACCTGATA